CGGTTTCCCTACTCAGTCGAAGTTTTGCATCAGAGCGGGCGAACCCCATAATTGCCATTATAGGCGTTGTTGTTGTTCAGTGCGCCGGACGAATTGACAATCCTGGCGTTATACGAATTGCCGGAGTTCGGAGAATCAGAAAACACCCCATGTTATTTATGTTCGCTTCATCCAGGCGGCTGTCAGGTATTTCACGTCCATTGTTTTTTTAACCCAGGTTTCCATTGTCCTGGTGCTGATGTATTGGCGCTTGTGGCAAATTTCAACCAGGGCCAGAAAAACATTTATCTCGCTTAAAACATCGATCTGAACCTCCTTCCTGGCATTGACTGGCAACTCGTTTGCCTTGGCCAGTTTCCTGTAGATGTCCAGTGTCATGTTTTGCATACGATCCACGAATGTAAAGCGGGCTTTTTTCGGAAATCTTTTCGTATTATCCGTAATCGTCATCGTATAATCAATTAGTTCCATGGCTCTGTCGAAAACTTTCATCATGATTCAGTTACCCCGGTGATTGTGTAAATTTCTCCGTTGTACCAGAACTTTTCTCCGACTGCTCTTGACCCCGGCGTGATGTTCATATTGATTGTTGAGCTGTTGTTGACTGCAACGTCAACGGTAAACAGCGTTCGCTCCATGTCATAAATCGCCAGTTCCACCTCTGTGAAGCCTTCATAGGTCTGCTGTTTCATTTGTAATACTTTTGATCCTGCGAACGTCGCATCTCCACTGGCCACCGTCGCCGTTGTGTTTGCGGTGTCGATATAGCTGTTGTCTTCGAATAGATCAAAAAACCCAATCCCCGTTTTATTTAAAAATTCCGACACATTAAGTTCATCCAGCTTTAATTTTATATCTAAAATTTCCCGCCTGTCTGCCAGTTGTTGTTGTTGATATAAATCATTTGTATCGTTTTTTAAATAAAAACAATCATTTGACAGATTGTACCAAATAGTTACTGACTCACCTGCTGTTAGCGTTGGCACATCTGTTGTATTCGGCTTGTAAAGCGATTTACCATTAATCGTAGTCGCTGCTCCTGCATTATCTAAAGCTATTACGAACGTAACTTGAAAACCGTCAACCAGCTCGATATTAGATAGCGTAATCGCTGTTCCAGTGCCACCGGCGGTTTGGATTGTTCGCAACGCGTCCCACGCTGCTTGTTTTTCTGCAGTGACGTGGAGATCGGTGTTGTCAATGTGGTCAGCCGTTTTTTTCAACTCTGCATCAATCACCACAAAATTCTCATTCAAATCATTGATATCCGCATCATCACCAAATTCATCTGTTCCGTTTGGCAGTTTCAAATTATAATTTTCTGAATAATCCATCAAATCACCTCATTTCTTATGCCGTACCATGTTTTTGTTTTCAGATCGCTCCATTTTTTCTGTTTCACCCGGTACCAGGTGTTATAAAGTACCTGAAGGTCAATAAACATATTGGCCGGCACTTGCTTCCTCAAAGTCATTTCAACTTCGTCATATTTTCCTTTAGCATTTAACTCGACCCGGACAGAAATAATATAATTTTCATTATCCAATTCAAGCCTATATCCTTCAGATCCGCAAAGCAAATCGAGCTGATTCCGCAATGTGGTCATCGTATAGGGTAACTGTTCATTTAGTCTGGCCAGTATCCTGAAACGCCGTGTCTCCAATGAATCGGTCGATTTAGGACTGATTTTCAACATCTGCTCCCAGCGTTTGGCTCCATTTTCGGTCAAGTCATTGGCAAACTGATCATCAAAAACCCCATAATAAGCGTTCCATGTTTTTTCAATATCCGGGTCCTCTGCCAGACATAAAGCCTGTACCTCACGAACAGCTTTGAGTATATCCGGGATATAGTTAATTAAATCAACTTGAGCCATCGACAAACGTCCCCCTTACAGCAATTTGATCAACACCCATAGAGTAATTAGCGGCAGTTCCATTAATCTTAGTGCTGCCAATATCAAGAATACCTTCCAGATTTAAAAGTCTCGTTTCAATCTGAGAAATACGAACGATAATGCCGGCATTGGTTGTTAAAGTCTTGGTATCGGCCCAGCCAGTATTTGTTTCAAGCAAATAGTCATCAATCACCTGTTCGATATATGGCTGGCAGGATGTATAATCCCAACCCGTCTCATAAGTAATTAGCGTTTCAATATCAATAGCCTGCTCAGTTACCCCTGACACAGTGACCACATGCCCGATTGGAGCAATGCCAATGCCTTCTCCCTGACCAGTAACCGGATCCATTTTGTTCTGAATATCGGAAATTAGCTCCAAAGAAGGAACTTCATATTCTGAATTTTGGATCACTGCCGAAACCGTACCGCCACCACTCCACGCCGGATATATTTTCACCCCGCCGACACCATCCAGACCGCCGATTTTATCTTTATAATCAGATACGTTTCCGCCAAAGCTATTAGATTCAAAGCTGTCAAAATAGCGCTTTCTAAAAACCTCTGTATCTTCGGCATCTTCTCCCGGTGTCAGGATTTCAGTAATCGTTCCGGTATTTAATCCTGGCAAATAGATGACCGGAACAATGTTACCTGTTAAATTGCCACTTCTACCAGACTGCTCACATAAAAGTGAATAGATTCCAGAAGATATCTTCTCTGTGATCGCAAAAGTCACACCGTTTATACTGAATCGGCGACCGACTGCAATCTCCAAGGTGTCCGGCGTAAAAACTGCTTTTACAATGGATTGTGTCGCATCTTTCGGTTCAATCCCCCGCTCAGCTGCCCTTTTTATCAGATAGTCACGGCTGGCCTGATCTGCGAAAGTCTCATTCAAAACAACATCCAACTGAATATATAGTCTTGCGCATTCTGCGGCAGCTGGTGCCAAACAGGTATGTAAGACTGAACCTTCTCTTGTATCAAGGCCCGGAAACTCTTCCAGTGCTTTTGCCTTCATCCGGTCTAAAACAACCGAATATGTCTGATCCTCAAACATTAAACAGCCACCTCCTTCTCCATTTCAAATGATCCGTATTTCGAATGCACAATAAATTCGGCCAATAATACGCCTCGTTTGATTCTTGTAAACTGCCATGAATCTACGCTGCTGATACGGTCATCCTGGCACAAGGCTTCTGTAATAAATCGTTTGATCTCAGGAATCGCCAAACCATAAGGCTTACCAAAAACATTGACCAGCTCATTCCCGTAGTTCCAGCTATAAATAAGATGGTAAAAACGGTCAGTATTCAGGCATAAAAAAGAAGCCTGTTTAACGGCTTCCAGTTCATCAATCTCACCAATGATCACATTGTTATTAGTATCAATATTAAAGGTTAATGAGGGTGTTTCAATTTTTTCAAGCAGTATTTCTCCACTCGCTGAAGCTGTTGGGGTCATTTCATCACCTCACTCTGTCTAAAATCACAAATTTCTGCCCTCCTGGGCATTGCAGCAGCCATACCTCTTCACCTGCCAAAAGACCATATTTCAGAGTTATAACTGTAGTTCCGCTAACCGTATCGCCACCGCTATCAGTCATTGAAGCAATAACTGCATCTACATCATGGTCCATCACATTTGCTGTTAAAATCAGCGCTTCACTTTTTAAAGTGATCTTCTGATCCAGCTGAACAGCTAAGGGATCAGCAGTAATCACGGTACCTTTTCGGACATCTGCCAGTTTTTCATTTTCAATTACCTGCTTGGTGCAGCGCCTGATTTGCTTAGCCAATTCACTCATATTAATTTCCTCTCATGCCCCTGCTCAGGCTCACGTCCATAGTATGAATACCATGACTGAATCGATGGGACACCGTGTCAACCATCATATAACCAGAATATGTGATACCGGCATAACTAAATTCCAGATTAGCACCAATATCTAGCTTCACAAAAACACTGGTCCCGCCACGGACCCGAACATCACCAAGGCATTCAGACATGGATACTTTTCGGACTGGCCGGCTGGTTTGCTCCAATATCTGTTTCGCCTTTTCATCGCCATTTTCTCCATCTTCTACAGAACCGGTATACTGCAAAAGCCCCCATTTTCCAATCGTATTGTCATCTTTGGCTAAAAAAGTTTCAGTTGTCTGATCTTCCAGTGTTCGTGTCAACTTAACCTGGGTATAAGTCTGTTCATCGATATTCGTTGAAAAATTAAAAGACCCACAGGTTTCATCCGAAAGAATCAAATCGATCTTATGAAAGTCAGTATCATGAAGGGCTATTTCTCCAAAGTTATCCCAAAGTATAAATTCCCTCCCGGTATTAACGGCTGTCAGCTCAATCGCTGTTTTGATCATATCCAGGTAAGTTTTGTTTTCTTCGATTCGACTAGCAATCACATAATCAGTCGCCATAATATCAGGACCGTATTTTATCTGGTTGTCATTGCAGATCATTTGAAGCAGCTCAGTCAACGTCTTATTCTCATAAGCATAAGAGTCCTGGTTGCCTAAATAACGAATTTGATCATAGGCGGTAACCTCAACCCGCTTTTTCTTTGGTGCCGAAATACCAAAAATATAACCGTAAAAAATATTGTTCATCCCGACAGGTTTCAATTCATCACCTGTAAAAGTCACGACATCCCCTTCAGATAAAACAATATTCTCATCCATTAAAACCGTGAATTTTAGCGTTGATTTACCATTTTTATCGCGGGTAAGCGTTACAGTATCTTCTATAACTGGTTCATAAATCGTTTTATAATGCTGTATTCTTAAGTTATACGCCATGATCAAACACCTGTCAGGTCAATCACCTGACCCGGAAAAATGAGATCCGGATTGGCAATTGAATTTTGTTTTGCAATCTCCCAGCACTTCGAGCCGTCGCCCAAAAGTCTGGTACAAATTCCCCAGAGCGTATCACCCGATACGACAGTATAAAGCTTTCTTTCTGGTACGCTTTCTGTCACCGGCACTTCATCAATACTTCTTTCCGGCTCTTTTTCAACGATTTTATCTTCTTTAACTTCAAGATATTTAGTCGAATAATCGTCCCATTCCAATAGCTCAATTTCTGCACCAACATCACGGCCATATTTCTCGACATCTTCAATCTGGTTCCAGTCTTCAAGTGTCACTTTCAGATTCGTTTCAAATTCCTGTTTCAGCTGCATGATCGAACGCGTACCATCGGTAAAAGAAGTTGGTATTTTTCGATAGACAATAAATTGAAAGGTTTTTCGCTGCGTTTTAAGTTTTTCAAAAATACCCAGGTAATATTCGGCTTTCTGATATTCTCCACCCTTATAATTTGCAAAGGGATATTCGCTGTTTGGCAGCAACACCTTAAAGCTGATCGCCTTCAGACCGGGAAACTTTTTAATATTAATTTCCCGACCATCAAGCAAGTCAATTGTTTCATTTCGGTTTGGTGTCCGTATTTCAAGCGTTTCAGGTGCAACTGGCAGTAATACACCATCAAGATAAAAATTATACTGCAAGATCGCACCTCCTACGCAATTTCATAATAGCCATACTCAGATCCAGATAACTCCTGACTGAGCTCATCAGTCAGTTTATTAATTACCGCCTGTGTGTCAAGTTCACTGTTTATTACATTATTCATGCTGATTGATATTTTTGTCTGCCCAGCAACTTTCCCAACAGGATGTAAGCCCGCATTTTTACCTCTTACTGCATCCGCATTCGATAAAGACAGTCTCTTTCTGGCATCAGCCAAGCGGTTAGCCATGTTCGCCATCTGTCCTGTTTCGTTTGCTGTGTAAACCCGTTCGCCGCCGTTCATGCTGACATATTCGGGACCACGTTCGCCTACTAACGCTAAACCTCGTCTAGCATTTCTTGTTCCTACCGCATAACCAGGCAGGCTTCTAATATAACCATAACGATCCATCTGATATCTAATTGATGCAATAATATTGGAAACTGGATCCCAAATATTATCATAGCCTGGTAATTTATAAGCCGCAAAAGTTGGATCAATGACCTGCATCAACCCTTTTGATGGAATACCGGCAGCTGCGTTTGAATCCCATAAATTAATCGCATTCGGATCGCCGCCACTTTCACCCAGCGCCAGAGAAATCAAATTCTGTAAGTTCTGATCACTGTACATGCCAGTAATATTAAGTGCCTGAGTAATCCAACCAGCCAAATCACCTGAATAAGATCCAGAAGCTAAACTTGAACCGTATTTTTTAGAATTATAGGCCGCCATCAAGGCATTAGCCAAAGGATTACCGATCATGATCGGCGCTCCTTGTAAATACGGAAGTGGGTCAATTGCTGCCCCATCTTTGTACATTGACAAGTGTAGATGTGATCCAGTTGATACGCCAGTATTACCAACAGCTCCAATATTAGTACCAGCATTGATATTCTGCCCGGCAGCCACATTAATCGCCGACATATGGCCATAGAGCGTTTTATAGCCGTTGCCATGATCGACAATGACAGCATTGCCATAGCCGCCATACTCTCCAGCTAGGGTAACAAGTCCACCCATCATCGCTGCAATCGGTGTCCCGGTTGCTGCCGCCAAGTCAATCCCTTCATGATAAGTGCTGGCTCCGTCTGTTGGCGCATCCCTCAATCCAAAATAGCTTGTAATTGTTCCGGCGTTACCAATTAACGGATAAAGTAAGCTAGAAGCTTCAGATGGATCCACGCCAAGCTTGGTGACCAGATCAGGAATATTATCGCCCAGCATACTGACAACCTGACCAACATCAAGATTACCAGTTGAAAAACTGTTTTGCATTCGGTCAATAATACCAAGGGTATACTGGTTAATCTGATCTGAGCTAAAACCCTTCATGACACCAGCGCCCATCATCTCCCCAATCCATTGCATCACCCGTGACGGGCTATGAATGCCAAGACCAGTAATAAAGATATTGAGCATCTCAGATACCAGACTTGAAATACCGGATAATACCTGCTCTTTGGTGGTGTTAATCCCTTCCAAGAGTTCGGTCATCATACCGGCACCAGCGCTTCTGAATTCAGGTAAAAGTGCATTGATCGTAGTTGTCATTGCACCAGTAAATCCAGTCGTATCCGTTAGCACCTGAGTCGACATGGCATTAACTGTCGCAACTGTGTTGGTATTAATAGCGGTCCAACCGTTTTGCATATTGGTTGCAAGTACCCCTGTCTGGGTCATCATTCCTGCCGTTGCACTGGTATAGGTTGCTGCGTTCTGCTGCATTCCCGCACTTCCAGCCGTATCACCAGATGCTGAAACTGAAGCTGTAGCACCAATTGAAAGTGACGGCGTTTTAATATTCTTTGTCATGCCGCCCAATTCACCATTAACCGTCTGTAAAAGACCTGGCATGGCATTTTCGAAGCCAACCCCAATACCGGCCGGCAACATTTCCCCAACTTGGCTGGCAAGTACCTTTGAAGGGCTGTTGATATCAAACACACCTTTGATATTATCAACAATATTCTGCCCCATCTCTGATATTTTCCCAGTAAACCAGTCCCATCCGCTGAGAATTCCTTCCCATATACCGGTTAAAATGTTATAGCCAACCTCTTTGATTTTGATGATTCCGTTATAAAGTGTGTCTACTATTCTGGCAATAATCTCAGGGATAACCTTGATGATAGCCGCAATAATAGCCGGCAGATTTTCAACCAAAGCAACCAGCAGCTTAAACCCAGTTTCAATAATGACCGGGATATTATTTACAAGTGCCTCGTGAATTGATGTAATGATCATCGGCAATGCCAGCACAATGGTCATAATGATTTCCGGCAGAGCACCAATTAATGATGTCAGCAATTTTAACCCGGCATCCATAATCATCGGCATTGACTGAAAGAGTGTGTTAATGATCGCTGTTAAAATCTGCGGTAAAACTGCTAAAATATGCTGTATAATCGCGGGTGCTCCTTCTACAAGCGCTGAGAATAGTTTAACCCCGATATCCAACACCATCGGTAAGGCAGTTGTAATGCCCTCGGTAATAGAAGTTATGATTTCCGGAATCCGATTAATTAACATCGGAATGGCACCGGTCAGACCCTGCAGCAAGGCTTCAAGGATCATCACACCAGTTTCAATAATCTGCGGAATGTTGCCCGCTAAAGTGCTGATCATATCGGTAATGGCAACCGTCGCCTGGATAATCAGTGATGGTAACGCCTGCGTAACTCCCTGCACAAAGGACATGGCAATTTTTATGCCGGTGTCTAGCATCTGCGGTAGCATTGATATGCCATAATTTGCCATTTCAACAATACCAGAGCCAAGTGCCTGCGCTGCCCCTTCAAAGCCATCAACCTGAAAAGCAAAACTGATTTTCTCGCCAATGCCTGACGTAACATTGGTAAACTCTTTAAAACCGCCAGTTATCAAAGACAAGGCCCCAACAATTGGACCCTTTAAGCTGTCCGTGATTACCGTCAGCGATTTAACCACGCTGGTTTTCGTATTGGCAAAACTGCCACTAATGGTTTCGCCAGCTGTTTTTGCCAGCCCTGCCATGGTTGCGGTCTGTCCAGCTACACCACTTGTTCCATTTTCAATACCTGATACAAGCATTTCAATGGCTTCAACTGACGATAAGGATCCTTGTGAGACTGAATCCTTCATCTCAGCAACTGAGACACCAGTCTGATTGGCAAGAATCTGCCAAACCGGAACGCCGGCATCCATCATTCGATTTAAATCTTCAGCATAAACCGTACCAGATGCCTGTAAATCAGCCATGGCGTTAACCATCTGATCAATTGACTCGGTGCCGTTTCCAACCCCATAAGCCGCATCAGAAATAGCAGTGAAAACACCTTGTACCTTTTCGCCTTCCATACCTGCAGCGACCATTTTTTTAGCCCCAAGGGCAACCTGGTCTAATGCAATCGGTGTTCCCTGAATCGCTTCAGATAAGCCATTCATTACATTGCTGGCAACACCAGCATCCCCAGTTAAAACGGTTAGAGAACGGGTTGCGGTATCAATGGTGTCGGTTCTTTCAATAGCAGCGCCAATCAAACTGGCAGCACCTGCAGCAGCCGCAAGCTTAGCAGCAAGGCCAGCAACTTTCCCAATCATGCCGTCGTAGGCACTGGTTGTTTCCTGGGTTTTCTTTCGGTGTTCTTCCTGTTTTTGTGGCAGTTTAGCAATCTTATCGCGTACCTTCTCAACAGCTGATTCAACCCTCTGATAGGCTTTTGATGATGAAGCAGCGTTATCGCCCAAACCCAAGGAACTGAGTGTTTTATCAAGACGCTCAACTTTTGAAATTGTATCGCCAATCGAATTTCCAATATTCCTTAATGTTGGCGTCATTCGATCAGTCAAACTGATTACCGAATTGATTGTGGCCACTCCATCACCTCCTTGCTCTCTCTTTGGCTTCTTCTTCCTGTTCAACGCGAATACTAACAGCAGCGATAATGAAGGCTTTCTGGCGATCATCTAAGGCCAGAAAATCAGTTGGCAACATATGCATATTAAAAAGACAATACATCGCTACCGCTGACTCATCATCCTGCATGATTAGTTTTTTGCTTCTTCCACCTCAGTATTGATGTCATTATCATAGCCATTCATATCAAACACCTGTGTAATCAGCTCATCACGTTCACCTGGAAGCAACATCTTACCCAGTAGTGCATCCGGTGTTTTAACGCCGTAACTATCCTGAAGGTCAGCCGTTCGCAGATCCGGATAAACAACAGCAGCTGCAGCAATTTTCATCTGATACTTTTCAGAAAGAAAAACTCTGGTTGTTGCACCATTTTTAAGGGTTTTGTCAGCATAACATTTCCCTTTAATCTCAGATTCTTCATCAGAAGTCAGAGCTCGGATTTCCCACTCAATCGGATCCCCCTGCCCATCAATGAAGTTCTTTGAAACAGGGATTTTTCGGTTTTCAACAGTGATCTTATTAGGTTTTAAAAAAGCTTCTAAATTTTGCATATTCTTTTCCTTTCAATTTAAAAGGGACCCTTAAAAGGTCCCTGCAAGTTCTGTGAATTCTTCCGGATAGTACCAATCTTCAAAAGTAAGATCAATATCCGTTTCCAGGCCGGCGCTGTCCACGTCCAACTGGAAGAGACAAGCTCCATCAATGTTACATCCTGTCATAATAATGGTTTGACGGCCTGCATCAGAACTGGGATCGTCATTTGTGGCTTGAATGGTAAAATAAATATCCTTACCAGTATCCTTATACTCCGTCAACAGTCGTCTGAAAATGGGTGTATTATCATAAATCGTTGCTGAAGCTGTCAGCTCTAACCCCGTTGATTTGTTCCCTTTTTTCATATTACCAAGAATCCCAAACTGTTCTTTGGTTTTCTTGGCATCAGCTTTCATTTTTTTAAGACTCATCAGATAATATCTGATACCCTCAATTGTTACATAACATTCTCCGGAAGCACCATTGATAATATCTTTTGCTTCCATCGTTAATTGATTTGCCATTATTTTTCACCTGCCTTTCTACGCTACGACAACTGTCATATATAAATGCGACATGTCTTCCGTCACCTGGACTGAATCCGTAACCACCACGCTACCTTTGACCTCGCCTTTTACAGCCGTAATTTTCTTGGCATCAAAATCAGATATTGCTTCATCTTTTTCCATAGCTTGGTGATGCTCAACAATATCTGCTGCTAAACTAATCCGCCCGGCTGCATTGTTTTTGATATCGCCCATATACTTATCTTTGAAAATTCTGGCAATATCAATGGCGATTTTATCGATGACTCGAATTACCCGGTTATAACGGAAATCAGATTGCTTTTCATCAGTAAAAGTTGTCAGGCTGTTAAAATCTTCCATGGTCCGAACATCGTTAGCCCCTACCTTATGCAGCATAAAATATCCAGATTTTAAAAAGGCGATAAATTCAGACTTGTCATAATCAGTATCAATTTCAAGCTCTCCGTCATAGGTTTTATTTGAGCATGAAGCATTGACCGCGCATCCAGCCTGAAGTCCGGCCATCCAATAGATAATGTCATAATCATTAAAACCAACAGATGTTACTTTGTTTTTTAGCTTAATCACACCTTCATAATCTGGGTCAACTGTCGGATCCCAAACCAGTGTCTGGAATTTTGCCCCTTCTTCATCACGCAGCCTTTTGGTATAGGCTACATATAAGGCAATCATTTCAGCGGTGCTTGAAGGACAGGCCAGAATGTTGAAACTCTGGTATTCAATCGCCTTCAAGAAATCGGAATGTTCTGAAATGGTAACCGTATCTACATCGGTACCACCAGTTAAAACGATTGTCGCCGCTGTAGCCAGATCTAAGGTGCCAAAGACCACTACTTCATTGTCAACAGGTGCCCCAGTATCCGTTTCTACGGTCTGTTTATCAACCAGCACCCCGCCAACCATTGTCTCAACAGTTGTATAATCATCAAGAAGGGGCGTGATTTTAATTGAAATCGCATTGCCACGACTTCCGGAATACACCGCAGTTGCCAAAGTTGCCGCTGGTTCTGTTATTGTCGCAGTTGCTTTTTCGCCACTATTGATTTTATAAATCAACAAGGCTGTTGCATTGCAGAATAATTCGCGCAGTGCCCACATTTCAGCAGCATCCTGCGTATAGCCAAATTTCTTAAGCATGATCTGATCATCCGAGAATTCATCTTTGGTTACTGTCATTAAAGACTCATTAGTACCCCATGAAAGCGCCATCGGTACTGCAACCACCCCACGCTCAACGGCTGTAGTTGCTCTTGCGGCACTGATGAAGTTCATGTAACTTCCCGGGAGGACCATGTTCATCGTTGTAAAATTCCCACCACCAAACATTATTTAACCTCCAATTCTTTACGCTTCTGGACCATCCGGTTAACTTCATCAACCGTATAGGTCTGATCATCTTCCAGCAGCCCAGACAGAATATCGCGGTCACTCTTAAAATCCGGAGATTCCAGAAAAGCCCGTTTTTCATAGCGCTTCACTACTGCTTTCTTTTTTGGTTCCGGCGCTTTGACCGCAACCGTTGTTTCTTTATTCTCAGTCATTTATTCCTCCTGAATAATATAGTTTTTCCATCAGTTCAGGATCAGATTCCGTTCGTCTGATGGATACATCATAATTTACCAGCATTTGCAGCACATCTTCATCAATCCGGTAACTCAAATCAGTCCCGTTTCTTCCATCAAGGTGCCTGAGCCCCATTATTAGATTTTCAGCCACATTGTACAATTCATGAGTCGGCTGATCAGCATCCGGAAAATACAAAATTTCAAAGGGATGGCTTCGCCGGTAAATACCTTCACTCTGACCTACAAGACCATCTCTTTGAGAAACATCAATACAGCGTATAAAAAAACAAGGCTCTTCTAAGCCCTGTTCAACTGTATCGATATAAACTTCCTGTTCTGGGTATGCTGCCTTTATCATTGCTGTCAGAGCTATTAAAATGTCATTAATCATTTTCCATCATCTCTTTCATAAACTCATTCAATCGTTTTTGAACCAGCGCCGGGGCAACTCTCTTCATCTCAGCTTCTGAGCTTTTGAGCATGAATTTCCCTGGTACCCAAGCCTTTTTAAGACGCTTCCCCAATGCCGGCACGTATCGCCCGGGTTTTTGGCGGTGCCCATATTCAACATAGGAAGCATATCGGACTGTATTAAATATGTGCAAATAATACTTATCGCCAACTTGAATAATTTTCTTGCTGCTTAAATGAGCATCAGGACTTTGCGATTTACCACCTGTCCAGCCACGGCGCAAATTTCCACCGACATAACCCGACCAGTATTTTTCATAGTCTGCACCTTTGGCTGTCAGATAAGACCGGGTTCTTGTCCCTTTGGCACCTCTTACTTTTACCTTAACAGTCTTTTTACCTGAAAATTCAGGCTTCTTTCCGACAGGAGTCCGTTTAATTGCTTTTCTCAGCAGTCGTGCTGCCAGCTCTTTTTGCGTCTTTTCAATAAATTGACGCTTTTCTTTTTCAATATTCTGGAGCCGCTTTTGAAGAGCAATCAGTTCCCGGTATTCTCCGGCCATTACGCCATCTCCTTAAACAGATTCAGGCTGATCTCCTGATGTGAAGTAAAAACTGATGGTTGTCCGGATTGCTTATAATCAACGGTCACACCATCTCGTGTCACGCTGATTTTTGAACCCGGAGGGATTACAAGGTCTTTTCTGATAAACAGCTTAACATCCTGACTAATCCCAGCAGCTACGCCACTGCCATTAGCAGCATTGTTCGTTTTAGAGAATGAAATCCGACACGGTTCATTTTCAACCAGCTCTTTATTGACAAAAGAAGTTATCTTTGTCACCGGGTCAGTAACCTTATCTTTACCTGAAATGGTGCACTGATCAGTCCATAGCAATTTTAGGTGATTGCTGGTATCTGGTATTAATCCCATTTCACCCTCCTGAAATGGCTCAGTTTCTTTTCAGAATCTTTGATAAGCCCCTGTACAAATGCATCGAACTGGCTTTCTTCAGAAGCGCCAACAGCCATAACCACCGTCGTATCACCCTCTGAAACCTGCTTGACTTTGCCGGTAAAACGCTCAGTAAACTCTGCCGGCAATAGGCCGCTGGCTTTTTTCATATACAGAAATTCACCACAAACCATATCAACCACAATTGGAATCAAATCATCTGACAGTCTTTTGATATTGCAGTGTTGAAAAATTCTTTTGCTTACCAGCTCAATCCAATATTCGATACCTGGTTGATCAGCTTCTCCAGTCGTATAGCCAAGCATACTCAGTCTTACTGATACCGTAGCAAAATCAAGCACCATGACCGTCACCTAAGCAATGGTTCCGATAAACACCTGATCTGCATAAGGGAATGTAACCATGGCCGTGGCCACTGCCTTAACCCATTTAGCCACAGGATCGTCTGTCGCATACTGAGCAATGATCACATTACCCATGGAATCAATCTCAACATCTGCTTTCTTTCTCAGTTCCAGTTCCTCTGCAGTCAAGCCGTATAGGGTTTCTCCCATTCTTCCTTCAGGCAGCAATGAAATGACATTTTCATCAAAATAACGTTTCGTTGCATACTTGCCTTTTTTACCGGTACGGAATTTAGCATCATAAACAGCAATTTCCGGCAATGACTGAGATTTCAGGAATGTGTTAAGATCCGCTGGTGAAAGCAGCCGATCTTTATTCACCCCATAAACCGCCTGTCTAATAGTTGCGTCCTTCAACATCATGCTTAATACTTTTTTCGATGTCAGGGCACGTGTGGGCATAAATCCGGTATCATCCACAATCTTATCAATCCAAGTCGTAAGATTTCCCAGAATATCCGGCGTATCAGTTGACCAGGTTACTGAAGCTTTGTGAGTGCTAGGAACTCCATAATCAATGGTCGTTTTAAAATCATTTTCATCAATCACCAGTTTACCAGAAGACAACGCTTCTCCACGCATAGCTTCAACTCTGGTCAAGACTGATTCATTGAGGCTGTCAACATCATCAAAAATCTTTCTAACCATTTCACTTTCTTCGGCGGTATTACGGGGCTGTTCAAGCCGAATAATATCTTTTTCTGACACTTTCTTTTTACGCTTGATCAAAGCCAAATCCTGAATATCGTAAGTTTTACCTTCCCGACTGTCGATCTCAGTTTCAGTATCAAACGCATGAATACTGGCAGAAACAGGCAGGTTATTGGCCCCTTTAATCATTTCGATTTCCAGCGCTTCTGTTTTTCTTGAAGGGAATAATGCTTCCAACGCTCTGGCCGGTGGTGTGCGTTCCTTCGTGTAATCAATCAATTCTTTATAACTCAGAATATCTTCTAATTTTGGCATATTATCTGCCCTCCTTATCGTACTTTAATTTCTGGCAACACTTCATGGATCGCTGCCCCAATGGTGTCAGAGTATTCTAGGTTCAGGCTAAGCGCTGCCCCTTCCACATACCCCTCAACCAGCAGTGAACCCGCTTCATCACCGTTTGAAACATCATAGGCATCCATGGTGATTCCGATCGGCGCTTCACTAAAAGTAATGGTCCCTTCTGTGTCAGTCAGGGTCACATAAGCCCCAGACTCAGCAATCAGACAACCTTTAGGAATGATTTTTCGGCCATATTCATCAGCCGTAATCCCAGTGGCCACAACCGTGTGCGTAAACGCCACAACTTTTTCAGACGCTAAAAACTCACCTGTTACATCAATTGGAATTTCTCTTTTTAGGTACATTGTTTCCTCCTAACTTTTCTATCCCCATAATCCGGGGGATTCGCTTGACTCAGCTTCATTTCGTTGTGAAGCAATTTCCAGAGCATTACTTGAAGTTTGCCCACCACCATCTTTCGGTTTATATGGATTTTTTGGCTTTTCTTCCTGCTTAAACAGAAAACTCGAATCTTCACTTTCAGCCAGTGTTTTAACCTGATCATCAAGCCCTTTTAACTGTCCATCTGCCTGCAGTTCCAACTTATCAAAATCAAGCAGCGCCATTGCTGCCTTCTGATTCTTTGCCCCAGCAGAAAAAAGTGCTTTTTGAACAGCGGAATCAATCTGTAGCTGTTTCACCTGAGCTTCATAATCAGCTTTCTGATTTGCCATGGCGGTTTCGTGATCAGCAATTTTTTTCTGTAGATCCTCATTATCCTGATTGGCTGCTTTTAAGTCTGTGATGGTTTTATTGGCGGTTTTCAACTGCCCATTAACATCATTAAAAGTTTCCTTGGGTACCGCATTTTTCGGGAACTCCGAGTTAATCTGCTCCATCAGTTTTTCTATATCCAGCTTTCCGTCTTCACCGACAGCCGCCGCTTCAAGTAATTTTCTTAACCATTCGTTCATTTAATTGTTCTCCTTCACTCTAATAGATTTTTATTCCTGCTCTCCAGGTATTGTAGAATTACCTTTGTTCTTTATGCCCTACAAATCTGTAAAAAGGGCGAAAAAATAAGACCATACCCCGGTCTTCTAAGGAGATGCAGATCACCGCCTCTCACATTGGAATTTATATCAGATTGTTAAAACGCCCCGTTATCCTCTGTTTTGGGAATTCTTACCGCTTTGGGGAAATCTTCCACTTCCACCATCTCGCCCTCATCCAATAACTCTGGCAATGCGATCCGCATCAGCAGTTCGGCGATCTCGTCCGGTTCTCCGGTTAATTCAACTTTCACGATTGTTCACCTCCTTATCACGTTCACATTTTCCATTTTCCTTATATTCACAACCTCGACGATATTTACAAAACATACATAACATATTTTTCGGCACAATATAACCACCTAACTCTTTTATCTCTTCAGCTCTAAGTTTTGCTTCGATATTTGTAATTGTACCAATTGGGATATATTCACCATTTTCAGCAACAACGAAAAACTTGCCCGGTCCAAATTGCATATTTTCATTCATTTGACCGTTTCCTTTGGATTAATAAATTGAATTGCAGATAATGAATCTTCTTCCTGCTTTGTTGGCTTGCTCTTTAAAAGTGAAATAACCATTGTTCATAACTCTTGCTTTTTCAAATTTCATTTTTTGCTCTCCTTTTAAATTTTGGGCATGAAAAAACCACCTAACTTTTTTACAATTGGTGGTTTAGTCTTCTCTGTATCGCTCGCAAGCTTTACATATCGCTTTAAAATTTTCAATTGCAACTGCTTTTTCTGGCGCTGTCCATATCGGAGCCCCATCTTGCACAACCATCTGAATATCAAAACAAATTCCATTTTCAATATCGCTTTTCATAAGCGGGCAATACCACTTATCGTCCATGTTTTTTCAACACCTCCAATATTCCTTTTATCTCATCTCCGAATTCATTTGACTTAAAGGCAGTTCGTATCAAATTTCGTTTTAAATCGAAATATACCGCGCCGTTTTCACCATAAAAACGTTCATACTGCCCATCCCAAACTGTTACCGATATTTTTGATTCATTGATAAATTGCTTTGCATCAATGAGCGTAATGTTTCGCTTTCGTTCCATATTGATATGCTCATCATCAAATATGGTGTTTTCTAAATTTACGGCTCGAGGAGGTAAATTGATTTCCCCTTTAACTCCAATAGACTTTAGTTCTGATAATATTATACCATCTTTCACCCCATCATAACCAGCTTTACTGCCATTATTCACAAAACTTTCTTTCCACTCAGGATAAGGCATATTAGAAGGCACATAATATAGATCACCTGACTCCAGATCTCTGGCAGCTCGTAATTCCCCTTCGGTAAATTCATCATCGAAATACGGGCAGGTGCAACTTCTACAGCGTGGGTGAAAGGGCGGGGCGGTCTTTCCTGATATGAAATCTTTCATTTCAAAGACTTTTCCGTCCATTTTCTGGCAGATCTTCGAAGTCAAATTATCCAGAGTCGCCACGATCTCATAGCGTTCGACCCCTAAATCATTAAAACAATCCTTTTGTCCCTCAGAAGCAAAATAAGCCGATTCCGTAGAAACAAGCCTATCAATGTTACTCATCTTATACTTGCCAGTCATTTTGCCAGCCAGTGACTCAGAAATCTCTTTATAACTGTCACCGGCTATAATTCCCTGAGAAAGGGAATCGCCTAAATCTCTAACCAGCTTTTCTTTATCACTCCAGATCCGGGAAGAAAAGTTCTTGCCATCACTCGCCCATGGCGTAGACAGCACTTTATTAATCCGGTCCGTATCCAAACCAGCCATATCCCAGGCGACATTTAAACCGGTCTGGGTTGACCAGGCATTCTTAAAATAACTTTCTTCATACTGGCCTTTCAGGAAATCCCATAAATGTTCTTTCTCCCAGGCATGAGCTGCTTCAACCTGCTGCTGCATTTGTAATTGGAGGGCTTCAAGTCGGGTAATGTGAACCCTTGCCGATGCACTTTCCAATTGCTTTGCCCATTGATCCGAATAATTTAACGTTTTGCCCTTTTTAATATACTCTTCAACACTCATTTTCCAGTCGTAGAGTTCATCAGAATTTAGCCGCTGTTTAGCTGTCGCATAATCAATCCCCTCGCTTTCCATGAACCGTAAATACCATGATGCTAAATCCTGATTCATTCGAGCATAAGCATCTTTATATTGTTTTTTCAGATTCTCCGCAAAATCTATGGAAGCATTAGCCAGAGCATTTTCTGTTTCAATGGAACGCTCTGCCCAGTAAGCATTGTGCCGGTCACCTAGAAGTTCCTTAAGCTCAATCGCTGTTATTGTTTTCCGATTGATCGCCATCTGTAATCACCTCTTGATAGTACGGATCCGGCGGATTGGCTTCTTCAGCTTCCTTTTCTATCTGACCGAGCTCTTTTTCAACATCTTCAACCCAAGGATGGTTCTGGATAATGGTTCGGTCGGAAATAAGCCCCTTCGATTTCTTGGCAATATCAGCCATTTCGGTATCATTACTGATTTTAGTCCGGTACCAGGTCTGCACAATTGTTCCAGGGTTAAAACCAAGATGCCGGCATATAGCCCGAATAAATTGACCAAAACTAGAACGAAATTCCGTCTCGACTAACCCGGCCTTAAGCTCCAGCAAATCATATAAGTGTTTCAAGGCTTCTCCAGAAGAACTGCCAAAATGCTGCGGGTCTGGATCAATCCCCTGTCCCTGTTCAAAAATCGCTTTTCTGGTTAAATCAAGTGCCTTGTCCCTGGCTTCTACAGGGATATCAATGGCCAGTGTTGAAAGGCCTGCTCGACCATCTTCTGTCACATCTGCTTTAAAAGTTTTATATTTTTTTAGTTTCTTCAGGAAAGTTTCAAGTGGTTCATCTTCATAGCCAGCTAAAATAAAAATCAATTCCTGAATATCATCCAGATCATTAATGAAGCCTGAATAAACTTTGTCATAACAGTCTATCAGCTCTTTAATTGTCTCAAGGTCTGTCGTTTCAATGTCGTTATTTCTAAACGGAATAAAAGGCACCTGAGCGAAATCATGGGTAATTACATTCGTATCCATGTCGCCTGCTTCCATTTCAAAGTGAAAACGCTGGTAAGGCTCTAACCCCGATGAGATTGAAGCTTTGTTTTCTTTCCTGAAGGCATAGCAGGTGTTTTCATCCCAATATTCATAAATGTCATAGACTTTTCCAGACTCAGGATCTATGTTCTGGTAAGATCGTAATAGAGCAATCAGGCTCTGTTCAAAATCATCCGACCAGATCGGTGTGATCTGAGCACTGTTTTTAATAACACCAAATCGGAATTTATCATCTTCGTCCACCCAGTAATGCAGCCAACCGATTGATGCATTGGCGGCTCTGACACAAAGATCCTTGCAGGTTTTCGCAAAACTGTCTCCCAGCACCTCAGCCACGTTTTTATTAGCCTTTTCATTCCCTACATCAAAAATAGGGGCTGCCGTAAACAGGTAACTGGCTTTTTGATTAACCAGAATATTATGAAAGTTACTGGCAATCCGGTTATCTGCATTTCTCAAAGGATTCCCGTTTTCATCGTATTTCTTGAACCCTTTCAATACATCATTATGCTTCCGGTAATACCGCTCAGCTGTTTCGGTTTTCTTCACAAATTCACTGGATCGCCTTGCTGAACGAAGGATTAATTTTTTCATTGTTTCTAAATCCACTTTAAGATCACCTCCCTTATGTTAAGAACGGGGATTTTGACCGCCCGCCTGTACTTCTGCGATATTCTTCAACCGAATACCGTAACATTGCCATTGCATCATCAAATATATTTACCGGCTCATCCAGATAAATATTTAAGCGCTCATCTTTTTTCCATTTCCACTGCTGTATCTCTTTAATTGTATTTACACAGCTGGGGTGGATATGGATTTTCATTTTTTTTAAACAGTCAATTTGAGCCATCACACTGCCCGGTTCTTTCTTCACGCCTCTGGCTTTATACCCAGCCTTTTTCCACATCTTGATTCGGTCAGGTTCGGCGCTATCACAATACATGATGATTCTTTTCTGAATTTTATGCTCGTTGGCCAGCTGAATAATTTCATCTGTATCCAATTCATGAACATAAATTTCACGGCACAAATAAAGCTCACCATCTTTGAATCCAACCTCGCCAATACAGTTGGCATGATTAAACCCAAAATCCTGAGCATTTACCATTTGATCAAAATACATAGGATCCCGGTTAAAGTCTTCAATCACATAATTTTTCAGAATCAGACCACCCAGCTCACCCCAGTCACCCAGTCCATAAATTCGGTAACCGTCCGGATCCAACTCTTTACGCCGCATCATTCGCCGGTGGTACGCCGCATCAATGAACCGGTTGTTCAGATAGGTGGAATGATGAGTCAAAACATCTTCACTGATGTAATCAAAAAAATCCTTCTTTATCCAATGTTCTTTTGACACCGGATTGAAGGTTCCCTTTATCTGATAAAAAAGACCATCTTGGAGATCACCTCGCAGACGGTCGTCAATTATTTCAAAATCATTTTTCGTCAGTTCTGTCATTTCTTCAAGCCATACATCAGTCAGTTTCCCGTTGGGGAAAGTGATTGACTTGATCTTTTCACGCTGCCGTTCGTCATTCATGCCCCGGAATATAACCGTATTACCATTCACTTTGCAGGCAATCTGTAGCGGGTTCATGGTTGTCTTGAAGTATGCTGACAAATTATTTCGGTTAATGGCCCCAACCAGTTCAGCAAAAGTACTATCTCGGTTGGTTACTTCTGATTTTCGAATGCAAAGGAGATTTCTACCCGGTTGAGTCAATAATCTTAAAACATAACTCTGGGCTGTATCGACAGACTTTCCGGATCCGGCTGACCCCTTCATAATCACATAGCGTTTCTTTGAATTATGAACAGGTTTGAAAGCCGGATTGAAGTCCATTTTAACCTGCACTGTCATCTCCATAGTCAACCGTAATGTTCAGGTCCATATCAACAGCCATGTCGACTTTGTCATTGTACAGGGAATAACGCTTGCCAAGAAGTTCAGCAGCTTTGAGACGTTCTTTTTCATCAGGCGCTTTATGAATACGCCTAGCACTCGACACGCCATCACCGGAGCCTTCCACTACAACAATTTCAGATTGGGACTCTCCACGAAGTACGCTGGTTAAATACTCCATGACTTCCTGAGCATCAGCAGTTTTTTCTGTCTTAATTTCTTCCAAACGTTCATTTATATAATTTTGGATCTGAGGTTTTCTGAGGTTGTCAGCTCCCGTTCTGTATGCTGTTTTCTTTGAATATCCCGCGCTTATTGCCGCTTTGGTGGCATTCAGATCAATCAGATACTCGTCACAAAATCTTTTCTGTTTTTCGGTCAGTTTGGCCATTCTGCCACCTCCTTTTCTCGGGCATAAAAAAGACACCTTTTCAGGCGCCAACCATTTAAGTCTAAATTTATATTCTAATAATAACACACAATAATAACTCATTGGAACGCATTCCACCAGCAAAACACCCGCATTTCACCTACATTTTACCCGCATCGATTTTCAGATACCAGAATCATGTCCAGTTGATCCAGTGTTGTTTCAATTTTCTTCTGCACCGTCCGTTCATCCAGTTCCGTTTTTTCAGCGATCATCTTCCAAGTCATTTTATTAAAATACCGATCCTGAAGGATACACTGAACCTCAGGTGACATAATCGTCATCAACCGGTCTACCACTTCAATATCTGCTTCAGCCAGTTTCTTTTTCCGCTGTAGTTCAAGAATATCATCATCTTCAAGATGTCTGATTGCAGTTCGTTCGGTACTGCTGCCCCCACCATGAATAACAGGGGTGTGAGAGAGCCGCTGGGTAAAAGAAGGGTCCATCTGCTCTCTCAATAGTTTTATCTCACGATCGATGAAGATAATCGAAACCTTGTTATCCATATATTTTTCAAAAAAGCTTCTAACTTGCACGTATTCTCCCCCTTATGCTATAATAATTTGACCAGTATTCAGAAGAATACACCAGAATGTTTCCTACGCCATTAGGAGCATTCTTTTTTTATTCGATCATTAAAAATTGCTGATTCCCAGTTTTTCATAAATGCTTTTACTTCATCAGTCGGACCAATATTTCGCTTACCTTTGACCTGAAACACTTTACCATTTATAAATTCAACAGTGTAGAAAGGAACTTCGGGCTGATCCGCTTCTCGGATAAATAAAATTGTAGTTTCTCCGGAAGCATGATCTTTGATATATCTGTCGCTACCAACGCAATGTCCAAGTTTTTGTCCTTCCTGAATAATTTCCTTCGCCCCTTCTGGTGCTTTGATCAGCAGACCACCGCTTTTAAAACAATACAGATTATCCAACTTCTTTTTACGATTTCTGATCTGCCGGTTTGTCTTTCTTAATTTTTTCATCCGTTCTTCATCTTTTCGCTGATTGATAATATCCACCAGCTGATCATGGCGCGCGATCAGATTTTTAGGCCACAGGTTATGTTTTTCGGTGAGATCCCATTTTTCTTGTTCTGCCATTCCCAAATAGTCAAAATACGTTTCAACCATTGCATTCACAGTTTTTTTGCCGGCTTGTTTTCTCAGGTATTTTATGTTTCGTATCGGATCACCTTCATGTTCCATCAACTTATCGAAATTGTGATCTTCAAACCGGCATTCTTTAAGCAACAATAGATCCAATTCAGTCGCGACCTTTACTTTCTTCAGTTTGATAAATTGATCCAATGTTCGCTGGTTGGAATCCACCTTTTTTAGCAGTTGAAAATCATTTGATGTAATACCAAAATACTGCTGCAGATTTTTAGCCCGAGAATTATATTTCCAAAAACCGCCAAATTTCAGAAGATCAGCAAGAATATTATAAAGTCCTGCATTTGCAATATATTCGATGACCGGGAATATTAAATAGTCAGATAAATAATCAATCGGATTAAACATGTTCCCATTTTCGGCCAGTTTCTCCATTTTGCAGTATTGATATGGAGTGTATGCCAATACTTCTTTGAGGTTATCGCTGAATACCTTGTAATTTTTGATATTATTGCCGATTCCGCTTCTTTTTTTCCATACTTCATCACCATGGTACCAGTCGTTCACAAGCTCATATTTGACGGTTTTTCCATTCTTTTTATTAATCATGAATCGCACCGATTCAATTTCATTAAGAATGCTTTCTTCCCGTTCCCCAGTAATGTCGTTTTTACTGTAGTATTTCAAAAATTTAAAATACCTGATTGCAATTTGATTATCAATAGTCTGTAAACATGCGACCTGATGCTCTTCTTTTTTGGCTCGTGGATTGCTTTTTTTAACAAACAGTGATTCAACCCAATCATCAAATCCTTCCGGAACTCCAGCAGCGTTGAACTTATCCATCATCGCACAAGTTCTGATATATTTTCGATTGTTCGAATTTTCTCTTTTTTGAGAAGATACTGTTTCCTGAAAATCCGCAATCAGATTAAATAACGACAGTTGACTGTGTCTGCTTGTTGGCCTTAAATAGTTATCGAATATCTTTTGCTGCCCCATATCTAAAATAACCCAATCTTTTGGGTCGCTCCACCCAGTGTGCCCAAGATACTTTTCAGCGACCGCGCGGATATTTGCGCCAGTCCAGAGGATATTGCCTTGACTATCTTGCTGCTCAACAATCATGGTGGAAAAATCCATTTTATTCCGGTCCAAATATATTCTTGCCACTGCATTTTTCACCTTTGGCACAAACATTGAAAGACAAAGCACATCATCAGCTTTAATTATTTCTGCAATAATCAGTACATCATGGTCAACCATATTTTGCGGATATTTGTATTCCAGTTTCTCATAAGTTCTTTTTTTTCATAGAACAACCTCATTCCCGAAGAGATCAAACTGTATGATCTTCTTTTCGCCATCCGCTTTTTCGGATTTTTGCTCTTCCAGATACCTGGCCTTTATTTCATCTAATAGTTTCGGATCCGTGATCCTTTCGGCCAGTGGCGATTTTTCTCGAGATTTTTTCTTTTGAACCGGTTTTTTCGGTATTTTGGTCACTGGCTTTTCCTGTGTCTGACATACCGGCTCTTTGGATCCTGGTTGCCGGCCATCGTGTTCCACTTCACTGGCATCGGCTCCGATCGTCATGATCATTTTAAATTCAATATCAGCAGCCGGAATATAATAAATGGCAGCTTTTTTATAAACGTCAAGGTCAGATATGCTATTCCCAACGCCGGTGCAAATACTTTTCAGACAATCAACAAATTTTTTATCAGGATCCATCACTGCTTCAGCAAATACTTCCTGATTGCAGAAGCTTATAAGTGTTTTTAATACCGATGACGCAACGGCTTTTTCTTTTTGGCCAATATTTTTAACTTCCTTATTTTCCGCCTTTAATTTTTCTTTCGCTTGCTCAATCATTCTTGCACCTCCATCAAAGGGCAACCATCAGACTTTTTTCCCAATTCGTTGCATGGATCAAAACCCAACTCATGAAAATCAATATCGCATTCAATTACTTTATCAAAAGCAGTTGTGTGCCATCTTTCACAAAGCCAGCAGCTCTCCGGCATCGGAATATCAATCTTGACCATATTGCACCTCATTTTTCATAACACTTTCATATGTTTCATTAAGCAATTTCATATCATCAACAATTTTCATGCAATTTTGATATTGAATATCAAATGATTGCTGGATATTCACAATATTTTTTTCGAGCATTATAATTTGTTCTACCAATTGATCTTTAGAGCATTTCATCAATGTAGTTTTTTTTTGAATTTTCTGCATCACATTCCTCAACTTTCTCAAAATCAATCTCGGTTCCGGTTTCGTCCATATTCACGATTTTCAGTTTTAATCGTTCATCGTATTTTTTACATTTATTTCCCCGTCGTTCAGGGCAATTTTGGCAAGTCATTTTATATCCTCCAACCTCAATAAATGCATAACTGTTTTTGCGGCTCAAAATTCATATATAAGACCTCAGTCTTTTTACTCATTACCTGGGTGTACGAATCTTTATACTCTTTATGCCAATCTTTCAGCATATCGCTGTATAAATCAGTTTCATAACCACTTAAGATAACCGGGCCTTTATGAGCTTTTAAAATCTCAAGCAACTTTACATGCTGCCGATCATTCATTTCACATCTGTACTGCTTTCCATGCCTTGTTTCCAACATATAGGGAGGATCAACATAGATTAAAACTGAATCATAATTGAACCTTGTAATCAATTCCTCTGCCGGTCTATTTTCAATTTGCACGCCCTTTAAGCGTTCAGCGGTAGCTATTATTTTTTCCGGCAACGAATTCCATCCTTTGAGAGCATATGCTCTTTCTCTTCCCTGAACATCATTTTTCCAACCAACCTTTTCACCTGTAGTTCTGAAACCATGACCCATATTGCATCTGATGAAGAAATTACGGGCACGCTGGTAATTGTCGTCAGCTGGTACCGTCAAATATGATTCTTCATAAATCTGCCTTGCATAAGGGGTAAAATAGATCTCGTGTGCCAACTTTTCCGGGTCTTTCCTGATACATTCAAAGAGATTCACAACTTCACCATCAAGATCATTAATCGTTTCGATGTTTGATCTATCTTTGCTGAATAGTATTGCACCACTCCCGAAAAACGGTTCCAAATAGCTGTGATGTTTCGGAAAGAAATCTATTATCCAGTCGGCCAGCCGCCATTTACTCCCCGGGTATTTCAATACAGCCTTTGTTTTCATTTTTATTCTTCTTTCCTCGATTTCGCACCTCTAAAATTTCAACCAGAACACCATTGTTTCCTTTTGAAACCTCAAATCGATCTTCAAACCCGACAATATTTGCCCATCCATCATTTTTTAAAATACCTTCTTTTACAAGCGCATCTTGAATGAATTTTTTAGCGAAACAAATATTATCAAGATCTCGTTTCCGGTTTTCTTCATGCCATGTATAACGGATAAATACCGGATTATCAATCTGCACTCCTCTCAACTTCGACCTGATAAAAAGACAAATCTGATTTTCTGATTCCGCCTTGATCTTTGCCCCAGCATATTTATTGCGCCGGTTCGCGTTGGTATACTCGTTAAGTCCAGGTAGTCGTACCGGAATAAAAAAACTAAACATAGCCTTTCACAGCCTCCGCTTCTTCTCTGGTGAAAAAGCACTTTTCCAAGTCTTTTCTTATTATTACTCCTTGCTTTGTTGATATTTCAAGAGTAATGTGTTTTTTTCTGGCTATTATCCCAAAAACTGTTCCACTCCATACCGAATCATTATTTAAAGGACCGTGCCAAAACACAGCATCCCCGATAACACACGGCAACTCGATTTTTTTTGATTGGTCGTTCATTCCTTTACCTCCAATTCATCCCATAGATCAACAGCGAATTCAGGTGTCATATCCACATAAGCCTGCTTTCGTGATTCGCTGATTGGTTCTATGCCAGATTTTGATTTATTACTGCCATGATAGCTTCCGCCTCGACCACCTTTGTCTTGCTCCCTCGCTAACCATCCGGTAATAAATTTTAATATCCCGCGCCTAGTTTTCCGCTTCGTTGGATTTGATACCAGCCAGGCTTTCATATTCCTCAGCTGCTGCATCACATCAATCCCTGGGAAAAGCTCCGACCATTCTGCAAGCTGGTCCTGAATCACTGAATACTGACTTTTATCATTCAGCAGTAAATCAATCACACTATCAATCGGTTTTGGAGCTTCCGGCTCGTGAGCTGTGTTTTCAGCTCCGGGCATTATATTACTCTTATTCTCATTATTTACATTATTAGCATTATTATCATTATTGTTTGTGTCTTTCTGTGGTTCTTTATTGGTCTCTGACTGGTCTTCCAGTGGTCTCTCAGTTGTCTTTTTGTGGTTCTCTGAATCCTGATAAAGCCTGTAATTTACTATCGTTATGGTGGTTTTTTTACGGTCCGTTTTTTTGAAAATCATTTTATCTTCTTCCAAAAGTTTCAGAAAGTTTCTGGTCTTTGATTTTGACCATCCCCACCGGTCCATTAACTTAACTTCTGATGTAATAAAACTGCCTTCTTCCACATGAATAATTTCATTACCGAAGCAAACTTTATTATCCTGGTGATTGGCCATTAATAAAATATCGATCCAGGCACTCCGCTTATCGAATGGTTTATCTTGCCATATCCAGTTATCCTGTATGCTCCTGTGTAGGCTTATCCAACCTTTTTTAGCCAATTAATCACCGCCAATCTATTGATAAAACTATTTATTATTTTTCCATTTAATGAACTCAACAGGCGTTTTATCCTTTTTCTGCCGGTTACACTGTCTACACGATGTAACTACATTATCTTCTGTTGATTTTCCACCTCTGGAAAAAGGAATAATGTGGTCTAATTCTAAGGTTCTACCTCGTTGACCACAATATATGCAAGTATAATCATCTCGTTTAAATACTTTTCTTCGAAGATGGTCCCATTCTATCTGAGTAATTTCATAACGTCTTTCGCCAGATTCTTTCTTCTCAATAATTTTTGAGAGGTACACAGTTGAAAGATAAAACATATCTTTTTCATCGTGTTCAACATATTGACGATAAGCCCATTTCAGAAATGATTTATACCTTTTCCCAAGTAGCTCTTCAAGCTCTGGATAATCTTGAAGATTTTTTTCGAAATATACTAAATCCATCGTTTCATACCACCATAATGGTGGTCTATTTTTTAATCCCATTTATACTCCTCCTGACTAAGCGGGGCGGTTAAGCCCCGATCATCTATCAACTTCTAGAAAGGTACTTCATCATCATCATCTGCCATCAGGTGGAAATCTTCATCTAGTGTACTGACATGATGATAGTTGAATTAATCAATACTCTTTGATATGATAGCTATTGATGATAGAATAATTCATATCGGAGGAAATTATTATGG